AAGGTTGACGCTAACGGACAGTTACAAGTCGATATAGCGGCAGATTCAGTTGGATTATCAACAGAAGCAACGCTTTCAAACGTTCAGACAGCAGTAGAGTTAATTGATGATGCAGTTTACATAGATGATGCAGACTGGACAGCAACTACATCAAAGCATGTTTTAACGGGTGGTGTATATGTATCAGGTGGTAGAACGATAACTGATGGCGATACCGCTCCAATTTCACTTGATGTTAACGGCCACACTATTACAAGTGCCCACGGTGCTTCTGTTGCTTTAGCAGATGGTATTAGTAACACAGTTAATCTATTAGTTGACCATGATGACGCTTTCTTGGCTACTGCTAATGTTAACTATTGGTTCAACGGAAGCACTTGGGATAGAGCAAAAGGTGATGCTACTGATGGATTGCTTGTTAATCTTGGCTCTAATAATGATGTAACAGTTAGCGGAACCGTAACAGCTAACCTGTCAGCAACAGATAATGCAGTGCTTGATAGCATCCAAGCGGCAGCAGAAAAATCCTCTACACTCTATAAAAATTTGGACGTAGACGAATCTGAGGATCAAATTAAAGGCACTGCTGGCAAAATCCACTGGATTCATGCGATAAATTTAACTGCTTCGCCATTGTATTTAAAATTTTATAATGCAACTGCGGCTAGTGTTACCGTTGGAACTACAACGCCAGACCTAACTTTTCCAGTGCCCACTGCTGGCGATACTAACGGTGCAGGATTTACGCTACCGATACCAGTTGGCGGCATTGATTTTACAACTGCAATCACTGTTGCTTGCACTACAGGGCTTGCAGATAACGATTCGGGAGCGCCTGCCGCTAATGCTTTAGTGTTAAACTTGGGGTATAGTTAAATGATATTGACACATCTAGTTATGTTTTCATTTTTTCAAAGTCTCGGCGGTGGTGGTGTTAGTGTGTTAGATTTCCAAGCTGGAGTTGGTTTTAATCGAGGGTTACAGGTTGGAATAAATAGGGGGGGCGCTTAATGATATCGCACAAAAAAAATACGGCCTATTATCTGTCGTTTCCGATGGTTGATAGCGCATCGCCCGCCGCGTTTAAAACTGGTTTAACGCCCACAGATACGGCCTATTACAAAGATGGTGCTGGTGCATGGACTTCGCTAGCAATCACCGATACAGCCTCAGAGATCGGCTCTACAGGCGTATATGAAATAGATTTTTCTGCGGCAGAATTAAATCATGATAAGGTTTTAGTGGTTTTTTCAAGTGCTGGTGCTGCTACGACTGCATTTATGTTTGATTTGACTGCAAATAGTATTGATGAGCTAGCTACTGCTGCTAGTTTAGCCACTGTTGATGCCAATATTGATTCGATATTATTGGACACTGGAACCACGATACCTGCTCAGATATCAGCGCTCCAGAATGTTAGCGTTAACGATTTGCTATATACTCAATTAACGGAGAGTTACGCAGCGGCAGGGGCCGCGCCTACTGTTGCTCAAGCTTTATTGATGATCCAGCAGATGCTTGGTGATTTCAACATAACGGGTACGACTTTGCAAGTTAATAAATTGAATGGATCAACAGTTGCGGCAAACTATACTCTTAATGATCCGGTTAATCCTACAGGAAATTCGAGGTCTAGTTAATGCCAATTAGAAACGTAGTTACAAGAGGATATGGCAATGGTAATTTCAATACTACTATTGGCGACATTGTAACTCGCGGGTTTACTTCTAACAGGCTCGGTACTGCCAATGTTAGAAACCTATTGCTAGCAAGCGACCTGCTTTCTAAAAATGTTGGAGATAGAATCTATAGGGTAAAATTGCCAGACAACCCAATATACCCTTGCATATTGTATAGCTCGGATGAAGAGCCAGAAAATACGCTGAGTGGTTCTTCTTGGTTAGTCCATAAGATTTACACTTTTGAAATATACGGGAATAATTTTGTTGAGCTGGAAAAAATAAGTTTTGAATTGCGGAGCGTTTTAAATAACGGGCCGTTTAGGGGTGTTACAGTGGACAATATTGATGATCAATATTTCCCTGAAGCCAGAATGTATGCTTTATTTATTGATGTTAGTGTTTGGCAATAATCGGAGGTGATTAAATGGCTGCTTTAGTTTCACAAGGGTGTGTTTTAAAAAGGGGTGATGGCGGAGGAACGGAGGTTTTCACGGCTATCGGGGAGGTTATTTCTATCAACGGTGTTGGCAGTGGTTCAGCTTCGGAAATTGACGTCACCAACTTATCATCCACCGCAAAGGAATTTTTGCTAGGTCTTAAAGATGAAGGCGAGGTTTCCATCAGCCTCAACTTAGATACTGGCGATACTATGCAGACTGGATTAAGGTCGGATCGTGACGCGAACACGCTTAGAAATTTTCAGCTTGATTTAACTGATTCTGGCCCTACCACGCTCTCATTTTCTGCTTATGTGAAAACCTATCCGATCTCTATTGCTGTTGATGATAAGATCGGACTTGAGGTATCACTTAGGATTAGCGGCCCTGTTACTTGGGCTTAATTTAATGTTATTTAAAAGCAAGGGGTGAATTTTAATGGTTGCTACTGAAAAGCAGTTATATATTGATGATATTTTACGGGCTGAAGATCACAAGCAAAAAAGGGTAGACGTTCCAGAGTGGGGCGGCTATGTGCTTGTTAGAACGATGAGCGGCGAGGCTAGGGATGCTTACGAGGCTTCATTGTTCGAGATGGATAGCGAAGGAAACATGAATCGAAATATTCAGAACATACGGGCCAAGCTTATAGCGGCTTGTGTTGTTAATGAAAATGGCGATCTTATGTTTAAAGGTGATGCTCAAGTTAAAGCGCTAGGCAAAAAATCTGCAAATGCTCTTGATAGAATATTCGCTGAATGCAAAGCGATAAATGCCGTTACTGAAGAGGATATAGAGGAACTGGTGGGAAAATCCGAAACCGACCAACAATAATGTTTTTGCATAGGTATGCATTAGCCGTTGGCTGGCCGGTTCCACTACTTAAAAGGATTATGACGAGCAGAGATATTAGCGAGGCCATGGCTTATGAGCGGTTGCAGCCTATTGGCGAAGCAAGGGCGGATTTTAGAGCTGGGATTATTGCAAGCGTCATAGCTAACATAAACCGAAAACAGGGGGCCAAGCCGTTCACCCCCTCGGATTTTATGCCAGAGTTTGGAGCTAAGAAGCGAAAGCAGTCATCGGTTTTAGTGGAAAAAATCAAAGAGGTGTTCAAAGTTGGCAACGATAGCAAGCCTAGTCATTGATCTAGTAGCCAATAGCGGCCAGATGGTAACAGAGCTGAAAAAGGTTAATAAAAGCCTTGATGGGTTCGAGCGCAAAGCTGCGCAAGTTTCAAAGCTGGCGGCTACGGCTTTTGCTACTGTTTTTGCTGTTGATAAGATAAAGGATTTCAGCGCCAATATTATAGACGTAGTTAGTAACTTTGAGCGCCTATCCGGTGCAATGGAAATAGCTTTCGGATCACAAGCCAAGGCAGCCTTACAGTTTAAGCGCATAAATGAATTTGCAGCAAAGACGCCTTTTACAGTAAATGAAATAACCGAAACGATGATCAAGATGAAAAACCTTGGCCTTGATCCATCAATAGAAGCCATAAAATCAATGGGCAATACTGCGTCAGCGATGGGTAAACCTTTGATGCAATTTACCGAGGCGGTAGCCGATGCGGTAACTGGTGAATTTGAGCGGCTTAAAGAGTTCGGTATAAAATCCTCTGTTGAAGGCGACAAGGTTAAATTTACTTTTCAAGGCGTGACAACCGCTATTGGCAAAAATGCCGATGAAATCCAGAAATATTTACTGAATTTAGGCAATACCAAATTTGCTGGTGGCATTGATAAGCAAGCTGAGACATTAGGCGGTCAGCTCAGCGTTTTGGGCGGCATAGTTGAGCAGTTGACACTAAAATTTGCAGATGAGAGCGGCCTTACTCAGGCTATGAAAAACGCAACAAAGGCGGCCATTGAGTTTGGTTCCGGTGTGTTAAAGACAAAAACTATAGAGGATATAGACAAAGAAATAGATTCAGCTATTGATAACCTTATGCGGCTTCAACAGGCTCAAGAGGCAGGTGCAGGAAGCATTATGATGGGCAGCGGCAGCGTTGATGTTATTGGCGCACAGAAACGACTAAATGATCTATACAGGGAACGTGCCGAGCTGGTTATTAAGGAAAAAGAAGATAGACAAGCAGCTATTGATATTGCGTGGGAAGAGGCACAACAAAAAATAGCAGCAGAGAAATCTAGGCAAGCTGGGATTGATGAGGTTGCGAAGGCAGCAGCAGAAAAAAGAGATGCTGAAATATTAAAAGATGCAGAGGGGCTAATTTCAAGGCATCAAACAGAACTAGAAGCAATAAATACTCGATATCAGACAGAAATGGACTTGGCGAGAATGGCTTTTGCTAATAGGGTTATTGATGAGGATAAATACCAGAAGCTACAGAATAGGATTATTGAAAAGCACACCAAGGATAGAAAAAAGATCAAAGATAATGAGGCATCAGATGAGCGAAAGCTATTCCTTAATAAGCTTAGCGCCCTTGGTAGCTTTTTTGATGCGGCTGGTAGCCACAACGAAAAATTCGTTAAAGCTCAACAGATAGCAGGGGCGGCACAGGCGTTTATAGCTACGCTAACAGGCCAAGCGGAGGCATTAAAGCTAGGGTTTCCGCTAGGTCTTATAGCAGCAGCTAAAATTGGAGTTGCTGGATTTGGGTTTATAAGTGCCATTAAGGGAGCTTCAGGCGCTTCTGGTGGCGCTCCTTCTGTTAGTACAGGTGGTATAAATGACCTTGGAGATTCAAGTGTTTCTGGCGTTGAAGCGCTTTCTGCTACAACTGGATCACAACAAACCAAAACAGTTATATTTAACGTCCAAGGTCTTGAAAGTGAGCTAGTACCTAAGTCTGTGGTCAGGGGTTTAATTGATTTGATTAATGAAGAAGGCGACTCTAACGTGATGGTGAGGGTGTAATGGCTGCGATCTTATACGAGAATATAATCCGTGATTTTACAGTGCTGACAGACGAGAGCGCCGATAGTATCAATAATTCACACGATGGCAGAACGTCAACTAGCACGAGCTTTGCCACTGGAGCTACTAGGAGCATAGTTGTTGATTGCACTTCTGCTAGAACTGTCAATTGTTTGGCGTTCGGTCGAAACAATGCAGGCAGCACTAGCACGACTATTACTGTTCAAGGCTCGACTGATAATGCTAGCTACTCCACGCTATTCACAAAAGACCCAACAGATGATCGCGTTAAATTTTATATACAATCAAATTATAGCTATCGCTATTATAAAATTCAGATAAGCGGCCACTCTAACACTGTTTATTTTGCAGATTTAGCGCTCGGTGAGTACCTATCGTTAGAGCGTGACCAAAAGGCAGGCTTTATATCGCCATTATATGCAGACAGCGACAGAGTTGTAAATAATATTACTAGGGGGCAAAACCTAGTCGGAATCAGCATTAAAGAGGGTCTGAAAAGAGTTAAGTTGAGCCTGCCTTATTATACAAGCAGCTGGTTTAGCGACTGGGAGGCGCTTATAACAGTATTAAAAGCGTTCCCGATATATCTGCACTGGAAAGCGGATAACAGTGATCAAGCGTTCTATTGCTGGATTAGAGACAAGTTTCCAGAGCCTAAGTATTCTAAAAACGTTTCTGGATATGCATACCTTGATGTTGATCTTGACCTTGAGGGCATTATTGAATGACATACTCAAGCGATATAGCCAAACTAGCTAGACATAAATGCACAGTCGCTAAAATGACGCTTGATGGCGGCACGATCTATCTGGTTAATGGTGATATCCCGCCCACCCTTGGTGCTTATTATAACTGCGTTGAAAACGTTAGCGTCATACCCTCTAGGGCGGCTGAGGCTGGAGGTATAGGCTATTTTGGCGATATAACAATCAAGGCTAGAGATTTTCAATATAACCAAGATGATCCAAGCGCTGGCACTTATTTCGGTCGTGTTATTGCTGATAATACCTATTACTTAAATAGGATTGTTGATATTTACGCTGGATATTATAAGCATGAAGAAACATTCAATCTTTCAAACTTCCAGAAGCGCACCTACTTTTTAAAGCAGATAGACGGGCCTGATAATAACGGCTTGGTGATATTTAAAGCCTCTGATGTTATGTCGCGCCTAAAAGAGTCTGAGTGTCCAGCGGCAACCAACGGTTCATTAAATGCATCCATAACTAACAGCCAAACGGGTACAATAAATATAACAGATAACACTGGATTTACTGCTGGGGGTGGATATGCAATTGTTAATGACGAAATTCTACAATATTCTAGCACATCAGGCGGTGATTCTATTGTTGTTAGCACGAGAGGCGTAGGCGGCACAACTGCTGACGCCCACGATTCAGGTGACGCCATACGGCATATAGAAAGATTTAACGCCAACGTTGTTAATGTCATTAGAGATATAATCGAGGACTTCACCGACATAGATCACGCAACGTATTTACCTGATACCGATTGGAACACTCAGCGCGATACCTTTTTATCTAGTGAAACAGTTGATTATTGGGTGATAGAGCCAACCCCATGTGATAAGCTAATTGATAAGCTGTGTAAAGACTGCTATGTAAATGTATGGTGGGATGATGCCAACCAAGAAATAAAATTGCAGGCGCTAGGGCCAAGCATTGCTCCATCTATAACATGGACAGATGAAGCCAATATACTAGACGCACAAATAAAAATTAAAAGAGATCAGCGGAAAATATTAACGGCTGTTTGGTATTTTTACGGCAAAATAGATCAAGCAGGTAGTGATAGTGCAAACAATTACGAATCTATATACATAAACATAGACAGCAGTTTGCAAACTTCACTTGGCGAAGAAAAGGTTAAAAAAATATTCTCTAACACTGTTCCTTCTAGCGGCACAGGAACAGCAACAAAAGTTTCAGGAAGGCTAATAGACCAATTTAAAATACCTGTAGAGTTTAGCTGTTATGTTGATGCAAAAGACAGCACAGCGGATGTTGGTGATGGAATAACAATAAGCACTAGCCTTATACAAGACTCAAACGGTTCGCCACTGCCTACTATAATGCGAATTATAGAAAAGGCTGAAAGCGATAATGACAGATATTTTTACAAGATGATCAAGACAGGACAAGAGACTGGCGACAGATACGCAGTTATTGGGCCTAACACGTTGAATGACTACACAAGCGAATCACAAGCAAACCAAGACGCATACGGCTTTATCTCTAACAATACGCCAGAGATGAGTAACGCAGACGACCCTTATTTAATATTATAGCGAGGAAAAAAACATGGCTTACAGTGCAATCACGGCTGGAGAGGTAGATACAGATAGCCCAATAACCACTTCATTAATGACAAAAATCAAAGACAATGACATAAGTTTTAATGACGGAACAGGTATTGCCGATGATAAGATTTTGAACCGACACCTAGCGACAGGTTCGGTTAATCAAGATTCGATAGCTAATGACTCCGTTGGGCAAGGCGAGATATTGGCTGGCGCGGTGCATCAATCCGAGGTTAGCGTTTCTTCTGAGGTTGATAGTATAACATCAGGCTCTGGCACATTTTTAACGTCTGCTGGACAATATGCTTTATCTGTTGAGGCTTACGGAACAGCGGGTATTGGCGGAACAATTGAGGCTTTCGAGGGTCTTAGGGTTCAGAATTCATCAGCTCATAACGCAGTCGGTCACAGAGTTATGCTTAATATACCTGACAATGGTTCTGTGAACTGTAGAACAAGCTATATCACTGCATCGCCGCCATACGATTTAGGCGATGGAGAGATACCGATTTTTGTTTGGATTATGCTAGATGGTGGAATTATTAAGGCAGTTTCTGTTTCTGAAACTCCAACATGGGCATACAATGGCCCAACAAACATAAGGCCGGATAGGGTTTCAACTTCTGGAGGAATAACAAAAAAATATAAAAATGTAATTAGTGTTGATGAAGACAGCGGAGAAATAACCGTTGAAGAGGTCGAAATAACAATGGCAATGAAAAATGCCGACATCGACATTCACCCGCACCCATTCTATGAGAATGATTTACAGGACAAAGTTATTTTGTTACTTGATCCAGTTGAAACTGAATATTTGCTAAATTTGCACAGGTCTGGTGAATCTATAAATGAGCTATTGCACAAAGACTACCTACGACTAGACAACACGCCGATAAATAGGGCCACGCCCACTGGGGTCATCCCGTCAAAGTTTAAATGGAAAAACACACAATCACGCGCTGGTGCTATGATTAAAGACAGACGGCTCAAGCAGGGGCCATTCGCTGAAGGGGCAATAATAGCCCCATAAAAAAGGGGGGTTATTAAATGGAATTTAGCTTGGAAATTATCATCGGTGCGTTTAGTGTTTTATCTAGCGCTATAGTTTATATGTTTAAACTCATAGTTAAAAATCATAGAAAATTATCTAAAAAGCTGGATGAGTGCGAAACTAAACATCAAGCCGCCAATGAAAAGATAATCGAGCTGTCGGAAAAGGTTGGCGTATTAACAGGAGTTAATCAGCTGCATGATGATATTGTGGGGCACATACAATCTACTATGTGCAACAATTGTAACGGCAATCCTCAGAGAATAAAATTTAAGGATTTGGATAAATACGGCGGTGAAAATGAAATTTAAAGCAGGCGTAAAAATATTTGGGATAAGGCCGGAGCTTTCAACTGCAATGATTGTTGTCAATGATATATATCACGGGCTTGGTCTTGATCTAGTTATAACGTCAGTTGTCGATAGCCTGCACAGCGAAACAAGCTTGCATTATGGCGGCTGCGCTTTTGATGTTAGAGTTCGCGGCATTGATGAGTATTATGTTGATCGGCTTGTTATGTCTATATCTGAAGCGCTAACAGACGAATTTGATGTTGTGAAAGAGCCAACGCATATTCATATTGAATTTCAGCCAAAGAGGAAGCGAGATGGTTAAATATCACGAGATTAGAATGGCCATGAAAACTGGCGATCTGGTGTTGTTCAGCGGTGAAGGCTTTGTTTCAAATTTGATCAAGCTAGCAACAAGATCAAAATATAGTCACGTAGGCATGGTGTTAAAAATTAACCAGTTTGATTTTATCGCGCTCTGGGAATCGACAACACTTAACTCGGCAGGTGACATAAATGGTCAGTATGTAAAAGGGGTGCAAATTTCGCAATTGTCGGCCCGTATAGACGATTTCGAGGGCGAGGTGTACTGGCGGCCGCTTCAATGGCC